GCTTCATAATTACAAACTTCATCTTCACCTTCTGCATACTTTTCTGCGTCACGTGATGTAAGAGCTCTTTGATAATTTTCTAAATATTTTTTGTAGTGTTTAGTGCGTAATCGTCTGTGTTGTATTTCTAAATGTTTTAATATGCCTTCAACTTCTTGTAGTTGTCTAAAACGTTCTTCCACAACACCTGGCATTGATGCTGATTGTTTTTCAATGTTGCCTTGTAATTTAACTTCTTTTGATGCGTGTTCTAGTTCAGATTCATAGTGTGTAATTGCATCAGGAATCTTAGAAACGTCTTGTGAAACTATTGAGAACCAATTCATTAGTAATCTTCATAACGTTCTTCACCATAACCATCACCATAATCCTCATATTCATCTTTGTCGTACTCTTTTAGTTCTTGAATAGCTTCATCTAGTTCCTCGTCATGGCCTAGTAATTCATCTAGATCTTCTTCTATAAGCCCAGTGTTAGCAATTATATCAACAAACTTGTTTGCAACTATAGATTTATCTTTGGCAGGGACGTATGACTTAATTAAGTTCCAAACATCAATTAACATTTGCGTCTCCGTCATTTTCTTTTGTCTCTTCTAGTCCTTCTGGTTGTGTAACAACTTGGTTACTTACCTCTTGCATTACAATTTTTAAATTTTCTGCTCCCCAGGCTTTTCTGTAATCAAGCAGTTCTTTACCATCTGCTGTTATATATTTCAAACGATTGCCTTGTTGTGTAATAAGGCCTTTTTTCTCAAATAAATCTAATAAGCCACTGTATGGATTCATGCCAGTTTCATAAGGAATTTTTACTTGCACACCTTCAAAAGGCTTTGCAAATCTTGTCTTCATAACCTTACACGCGGCTCTTATACCACGTACTTCACTTACTTTGTTGCCTGCTTCGTCCTCTTTAAGTTTAAGTTTTTTCATTGCAACAACGATACTGGATGCATATATAAATCCTTGTCCACCTGATATCTTATCATCAGGATCAAACATGTCCTGTGATGCATAAGTGTGATTAGTTGCAACCATGCCTACGTTAAATGAACCAAACATGTTTACACAGTTTCTAACAAGAGCTGTTAGTGCCTTAGGTTTTCTGCCTAAGTCGCCCTTCATATCACCCTTTTCGAATTGATCTACATCAGTAGGAGTCATCATCATGCCTAGCGAATCTAATACAAACAATACTTTTGGTCGATCTTGTGGATCTTTGTCGGTATAGTCTGCTTTATATTCTTTCATAAAGTTTGATATTGTTTTAGCAACATCATCGATCATGCTCATACCTAGTCGTAAAAGTTTTTCTTCTGATGTATCAACACCAATGGCTTTTAACCATGCTTCATCTAATGCATTTTCAGAGTCAACTAGGATTACAAATATGCCTTGTTTTTGTGCTTCTCTTATAATGTTGCCCGAACAAATATAAGACTTGCCAGAACCAGACTCGCCTGCAAAGACTGTTACTTTGCCTAGCGGAATACCTTTATAAAAATCTCCCGAAATAAGATAGTTTAAGGCGTAGTTGCCAGTTGATATCCAGTCAGTTGGATCATTGAATCCTACTCCTAGCCCATCAATAGACTTTGTAATACTTTTTCTAAATTTTGTTACATCAAAAGGTTTAACCATGTTTGTGACTCCTATATTTGTATTATATTTTGTTGTGTTAAAATGTCAATCATAAATTTCTATATTTGTAAATTTGCTTTGGTATGACAAATCTGCATCATTAAATGTCTGTGTCCAAGTACCAACTGGTAATACACCTAATCCAGNTTTTTTGTCATATGGATCAATACCACTAGCTTTACACCAATCAACAAAGCCATCTTTGAACCATGGACCACTTTCTCTCTCAAACCATAAGTCTGGTCCTATATGATGCCAGTTTTTGGTGTTTTCATAATCAGCTGGCAAATTATCATGATACAATTCTTTGTGTGTTTTGCCTACTTCATTGTACCCTACATAAACGTGCCCTGCTGTTCTTTCATATTGCATTGTTTCATATTCGTCAGCTGATAAATCTTCCCGCCAAATATGATCTTTATCCCAACGCAAGTGATACTGATTTCTGTACTGGTTTCCAGGCTCTAATTCATGCAACAAAGAATTCAAATTGCGTATAGAATTTTTTATTAATTTTGGTGCCATTCGTATTAGTCGTGTTGGCTTATTCCATTCACCGTTCAAATGTTCAAATATTTCATGTAATTCGTTATAAAAATTATGGTTGTTCCAATCAATTTTTAAATTGATAACTCTGCGGTTAAAAAATTTATTGATATTATCGATAGATTCCAGCAACATGTCTTGAGTTTGTTTATCGTTTCTATACTTTCCAAAACTTTCTGTATTGTCGATGTGCATTCCTTTATCAATGTGTTGTTGCAAAATTTTGGTGTATTTTTTTGCAATATGATTATCAAAGCATTGCACAGTCGACGTGTGTAAATTATCGATGGTAAAAATAATTTTTGACATGTGTAGTAAAGGGGCAGAGCAATACTACTTTGTGATATCTATTGATGCCCCAAACTTATTATTTTTGTCTTGCTCTAATCATTGCAAGTATGTCTTCTGCTTTACTACCACTAGTCTGCGTTTGTGCCGCAGGTTCTGGGGCTGGTTGAGCCGCAGGTTGTGGTTGAGGCGCAGGCTCTGGTGTAACTTGTGGAGTTACTGGGGCTGTTGTTGCCTCCATTGCTGGTGCCGGTGCCGGTGTTGCAGTGGTGCCACTTCCGGTTGCAGGAGCCTTAAATCCTCCTGGACGGAAATACTGACTGAATTTATCTGCATCATATGGTTCCCCATCAACTGACGCTTTAAACATTTCTTCCATTACTTTAATTTCTACTTCAGTTGGTTTCTTTGGTAGATAATCACCTAAGTTATGTAAGCCATATGTCTCTATTGCACTTTGTTGTTCTGCACTTAGCGGAGAAGTTTTTCTTGACCATTTAGAAGTTGAATAGTCTGCATAACCACCTTTGGTAGTTTTGTTTACTCTAAAATCAACACCTCTAGTATAGTCAGTTGGTAAATCTTCCATTTCTGAATCCATCAATGCAGATTTAATAATGTTGAAGATTTGCGGACCAATTATAAAACGTCTGATTGGATTCTCCGGTGTAGCATCTTCCTGCAATGGTGATGCTGTTACAAAGCCTTGAAATATGTAAGAACGTTTCTTCCAATATTTCCTACCTAAGTCTTCTAATGATTTGTCTTTGAACCATTGTCTTACTTCTGCAAGAATTGGACAAGCTTCGTTATACATTTCCATACAAGGAATTTGCACCTGTACAGGTCCAGATGAAGCATCACCTTTTACTGAATTGAAAGGCAATTTGATCATTGCTCTTTCAGTCCAAAAGAAAGTATTGTTTGGATCTTTGTCGGGTAAAAATCTTAAAACTGCTTCTGAGTTTTCTGGAATATTCCAGTGCGGATATATTGCATTGTCGCCACCTTCACCTGAAGGTTTTGAGTTTTGAGCCTGCAATTTAGCTCTTATATCAGCCAATGTTGCCATAATGATAGCCTCCTTTATTTGCCTAGTTTTATTACTATAATTTGTATAATATAGATATAAGTTTGTAAAGTCAATCTATTTTTTGAAAGGATCTTGATACTCAGATTTGGTAAAGTCTTCGTCTTCTAATACCACGTTTAATGCTTCTGTTTGTGCCAATGCCCATGCTTCAAATTGTTTTGATTCGTCTTTATATTTTCTTTTGTATTGTTTAGAAAGTTTGCCTTTTGCGATATCTTGACCTTTGATATTTTTGAATGCTTTCATATCTTCTGGTGCTTTTCTAACTTCATCTTTGTAATCATCATCTTGTGCAATACGTTTCATATCTTGTAGATATTTGTTTGCAAGTTTTATTGCTGTGCCTTTCAGTTGTTTAATTTCAGGATCTGGTTTGTAAAACAATTCTCCTTGACTTACTAATTGTGTATCCATGTCTGCCGCAAAGTTTGCCACTGCATCATCATCTGGATTTGTTGATAAAAATCTTGTAGCAATATCTCTCATAATAGTTGCTAATTTTAGATTAGTTTCTTTTTGTTGCCTTCTTAAATTGTTTTGAAAAGTGTCATATGAATCATCTTTTTTCAAAATTAGTTTGGATTTTGGATCATTCAAAAATTGATTTACTGCTGGTGCAAATCTTGCCGCTGTGCTAGATGTTGAAACATCGTCGTCATCCTTTTCGTCATCATCTTTATATTCAGTAATAGGTAACAGTTTAAATGCATCAACTAATGCATCGTCGAAAGTTTCTTTAGTAAACATTTTTACCATTGCATTAATATTATCTTCCGATACTTCCTCAATTGGAGTGTTTAAAGATTCTACAGCAGTGTCATAACTTCTAACACCAGCTAGTTTATGCAGTGTTTTTTTAGCATCTAAGATTTTTGTATTTGCCGCTGTCAAATATGGTTGTGTATTTTCATCTACCATATTGTGTTTGATTGCATATTTTGTAAATGTTCTAAGTTTAGCCATTTCCTCAACTTTATTAATAATAGCTTCACCTATTTGATCGTATGGATTGCCACCTTTTGCTACGTGCATTTGCATGGCTCTTGCACCTGCTAGGTAGTTGTAAGGAAAACGGAATCGTTCACCATGTGCATTTTCGATAAAAATACAGTGTATGTTCCTAGAACGTGCTCCACTTACTGTTTCATCTACTGCTTTTGAATGACGTACAATCATTCTAGTTTTGTCTAGTTTGTTATATGATGTTTTACTTGTTCCGTGCATGTTACTTTCCTGTACTGTATTTACTTGTGACATGAATTCAAAGTCTCCTTGCTCTAGATCTAATTTTTCCATGTCTTGTGGTTTAAATGTTAGGTTATGGGACACTGCAAATTCCTTCATTGCTCTAGCAAAATTGTACCATTCTTGCTCTTCGCTAGGATCAACACTGTCTGTTAAGTTTTTGTTGTATATTAATCTAAGTGTTTGTTCATCTAGTGCAATTGATACAGGATTACCCAGAAAATTAAATTTAAAAAATCTAGCATCTTCGGGTGATGTAGTTACTGATGCTTCGTTATTCCCTAGTGTAATGTTTGAATACCGAGCTCGGATTTCATCAAATAAGTCTTTTGCTACTGCTTCTATGTCCATCTTGTGTATTTATTCTATGCTGTGTTTTGATTTTTTACATATTGATAGTATCTTATTAGCTAAATTTTGTTCAAAATCATCGTACAGTGTTCTCAGATGCCTTAATTTTGCTTGATTGTGTGCCAGTATTGTTTGTATGGCACTGTTATCAGCTGACTGGCTTAAAAAGTAATTTTTGAAGCTATTACAAGCTAATTGTATGCGTTTATTTGTGTTGGGTTCACTGTCGTATGACTCGTCAATATGTGGATGAAATGTTTTGAAGCCTAGCTGTCTTAATTTTTTCAAATAATTTTGGCAACCGACCATTACAAATGGTATTCCTGCTCTTATAGGTTTAATTGTTTTTTCAGTGATAAAAAAGAAATCAGTTTCGGTTTCGGTTACTAATTCTATTTTACTACGTGAATATGCCGGAATCAAATCTGCATCTGCCCAATCGGTATTTGCACCTGTCTTTGTAAATTCCGCATGTTGATGTTTGAAATAAGAATGTGGCACACTTTTCCTAAACATGTATTTGCTTAACTTATTGTAATTTGTGGATTCATCATACACAAAGTCGTTTGGATAATTGAACATTTGCAAGTTTTCTAAAAGCCATTGCTCAACAACTTGCCTGTGAGGTCTGCTTTTTGACATCAAACAAGTCCAGTGTGTACCTTGTGCATTTGGTTGCAAAAAATCATCACCTAACCAAATAAATCTACTCCATGGTGAAGGAATGTGCCTGTTGTAGTTTAGATTTGTACCGTCGCCAATAATATAACAATCAGGGCTTTTTAGTAAGTGACTGACTCTACTGTTGTCTGTAGGTTGATGGACAATGTAAGTTACACCCTCGGTTTCATTGTTACGCATGTGCCAAAATATATTGGGCCAGCTGGCAACTATTACGTTGTATGGATTGGTTTCTGTGTTAAAATTTTTTATAAGGTCAGCGTCAATAAATCTACTGTTGAATTTATCACAACCAACACGAAACATTATGTGCTTGATATGAATATAGGCATAGGCATTGTCATTTCTGTATCAGAATCTCTTAGCCTTTCAAAGATTTTATCATCCCAAGTTGCTACTGATACTGCCATTCTTACTACTAATAGTGTTGCCATCACAAGGTCATCATGTTCTCCTATTTTTGCACTAAAAGAATTGCCTGTTGCAACAAAATTTTTCAGTTCTGTAATTAAATTTTTAGATTTAACAGATAGACTGCCGCTCTCTAGCATCTGCTTAAATTTAGCACATGCGGCCATTTTTGAATTGTGTGTTGTGTTATAACCTTTGCGGAATCTACGCACATGTCCTTTTCTTACAGTTTCGCTCAATAAAACTCCAGGAATGTTTTCTTCGCCTATGTCAGCTATAGCTACTAAGCCAGCTTCACCTAGTGTGTTATTTTCAATTGAATAGTATATTTCATTTTGAACGCCAACTGTGTTAGCAATTTGTTCTAGTATTTGCTTTAGTATCCTAACTTGACCTTGTATAGGTGTTGCATTGTGTTGCCATTCGGCTACTTGTGTCATCTCTGGCATTTGATACACTTGTATCGCGGCATAGTCGCCACCAGTACCCAGTGATGGATCTAATCCTACTAGATATGCTTTTCCTTTTTTAACAGTATCATACCATCGAACGTGACCATGTCTTTGCACCGGTTCAATACCTTCAAGTTCTGCCAGTTTGATTGGCTTAATTAAAGTTTCGTCGTAGATTAGAAATTCACAATCATGCTCACGTCTAAAACGTTCTTCGCCAATTCTTGCACGTTCTTCTTTTGCCCATTCTTCAGTTCTATCAGGATGTTCTCTCCACGAAGCATGAAAGGCCGCGAATCCATTTTTTCCTACTGGTAGTTCATTGCCATAGGCATCTTGCTTTTTGTTTGCTTCTTTCCATATTAGTGCAAATTGGTCTTCGTCTGAGTTTGGTGTTGACGTAATTATACACTTACCGCCTGTTGCTAGTGTGGGTGCTAGTGAAGTCCAGAATTCTCTGGCTTTGGAAGGTGGATTTACAAATGCAAACTCGTCACAATATATTACAGAAAGTGACATACCTCTTCCTGTGTTTTCGGTAGTTGTAGTTGCTTTTATTCTTGAGCCATTGTCAAATTCTAATGTGTTTCTGTTGTATGAGTAGGCACCAGCACGTAAAAAATCTGGTAAGTTCTCATAAACAAATCTCACTCTGTTCATGATGTCTTGTGCACCAGTAAATTTATGAGCCGCAATTAGTATTTGTGAATCAGGCACAAACATAGCATACCAAATCAAGTAAGCTGATGCACATGTAGTTTTACCTGTTTGCCTTGGCAACATTGCGATTGAGAAACGATTGCGATGATAAGTTTCTACCAAACCTTTTTGGTATTTGAACATTTCAAATTTCATTGAGCCTTTAGTAGGATGTTGTATCATGCAATAGTTTTGCATGAAGTACAATGGTCCAGTTTTAGGATTGATACACTTGTTTAGCTCAATAATTTGCTGTTCAGTATATTTTACTTTTGTGTGAGCTTTTTTGGTGAGATTGCCTTGTAAACTTTGTGCCATGCTAATATTTACAGTTTGTAATTTTAGTTTTTAGCTAATTGAGAACCAGCAGAACCTGACCAAGTTTCTGTACCTGTGCCTTTGCTGTGAATACCAATTTTATTTTTTTCATCTACTGGCATTTCGTATGGTTTGCCTGTTGCTTTCTCAGGAACTGGTCTTCCAGAATTTTTTCTATCAGTCATTAGTTCTTTAAACATAGTCATATTGTACTTGTCGCCAAATTTAACTTCTGGTTCGCCAGCATCTTTAAATTCTAAATCATTAAGTCTTGCTTCTTCAGGCATTTCAACTGGATCTTCAGTTTGATCCGTTGGCAGTTTTACCTTTAGATGATCTTGAGGTATACCAAATGTTTCTTGTAGCACTTGTTCTAATACTGCAAACTGCATAGGATAAGCCGCTTCAACATCATATATTGTAACTTCCTTGTTTTTCAGTCTTGGAAATTCATGTGGATGTTCTTGTATTGGTGTAGCGCCTACTTTTTTAACACTTAAAGTTTCATATTTGCCCATTAAATCTTTAAGTTTTGCTTCAAATCCTTCTGGTAATTCGCCAGCTACTTTTATACGTGCCGCGTAGACTTTAGTTGCTTCTGCTAAAAATTCTTTGAATGTTTTCATACTTTTTATTTATCGTCTTTCGAATTAGCAAGTATCTGTTGTATCAGCTCGTTCCTGTCTGCTATCACTGATCCAGTACCTGTGACTACATCTTCGTCTGGTTTATTGTTGTCTAATTTCATCTTTTTCAGCTGTAATTCTATCATTTTCAGCTTTTTATCAACTTTAGTATTTTTTGCACTTATGGCATTTTGCATCATAGACGACGCTACTTCTAGTATTCTACCTGCTAATCTAGGTTCTATGTTCATGCCCAAATCAATAAGATCTTTGTATGTTTGAAATGATTCAGTTGCATATTTGTCTATATCTGCATCGTCTTCTAAACCTTCAACTTGTGGCAAAGCAGAGTCTATTTTGTCTAAGCCTATTTTGGTTTTTATCAACGCATCAGCTTCTTTGTCGTCTTTTACTTGTTGTTCGTCATTTAAGCTGTCCACCATTTGTTCTGGTGTGTTGTCAGAATCTAGCTCAAACATTTCTTCTAATTTTTTCGTCATCTACTTTTATTTAAAGATATCTGACTCTGTTATCACACGAAAGCGAATGCCTTTGCCTTTTGCCCATTTGTTTGCGGCTTCCCATTTTGCTCTGTTCACCACATAGGCCGCTTGGTTTTGTATATTCTTACCTACAGATTCTAACTTGGCTTGGTTGTTTGGCTTTACTTCAATTAGTTCACCTCTGCGTTTTCCTTTGCTTTGATACACAATAAAAAAGTCTGGCACATAGATTGTATTTTTACCAGTAAGCGGATGCCTATAAGGTATTTTAATAGACTCTGATGACCAACCTATTATTGCTGGATTGTTATCACAAAAACGCATAAACGCCCACTCCCATGAAGAACGGTACTTTGGTGTTTTTTTGCCTATGTACTTGTCTACATTTTTTGGCTGGAACAGTCCTTGCGACCACCTGTTCATGTTATGCCTTAATATTTCTATTGATATGATCTGCTGTATCTCTTGCCTGCTTGTAACCTAGCACAGATGTTTTGTATCGGTTTGCATTCAATATTTCAGCTACTAATTGAGAAAGCACTACTGGTGTTGCTTTGCCTAGTGTGTCTAGTACTTGGAAGATCGGAACGTTGTCTGTCTTTGCCTGTTTGAGCAAAATGTATCCAATCGATTGAGCTGATTCTCTGGTGTATTCTTTGCCTTCAAAAAAGCCTACCACAGCATCATATTCAGATGCACTAAATTCAACTCGCTCTTCCGATAGCCCTTCTAAAAATTGTACAATAGCTTTACTGTCAGTAGTCTTGCCTACTGCTAAATTGCTGAATAAAGTTTTTCCTTCAGCTGATGATCCACTTGTTCCGTATGCCATTATTGTACCTCTAGTATTTTATTATATGTATCTTTGTCTACTGTGTAGTTTAAAATTCCCTGTTGTGAAAGTGTTTGTGCTTTTGTTGGCGCATCTGTAAGGTATGCATTTTTTTCATTAGTTGTAAGTTTTGCCCATTCTGTTTCTACATTGTTTACATCTAAATTTCTGTCTGTTTTAAATGAAATATATTTTGCGATTTTTGTTTTGGCAACTGTATTTGCAGTAATGTATTTTTTGGCCTGTGCTGGAGTAAGCACAACTTCATTGCCAACTGCTTTGAATTTTGTTCCTGTGCTTGCAGTAACTCTTGTAGCTTTGCTTTCTTTTACTTTATTAATGGTATTTTTCTTTCTAATGTTTTGAGGAAATATTACACCAGGTTTTGAAGTTGCACCTAAATTGTTGTAACCGCCTTTGATTGCATCTTTAGCCAATCCAATAATTTCTTCTTCTGCACCTCTTATACCACTTCCATTTTTAATTTTTTCATAGGCGCCTGCCGCTGTCAATGCCGCACCAAGCAAGTTGCCTTCTTGTAATAAACCAACTGATTGTGCCGCACCAGTAAGTATACCAAATACAGAATCGCCACCACTTCTATTTGGTGATGGGCTTTTGTCATAGTGGAATGTTGCAAAGCCTTCTGGGTCGGCACCAACAGCTCCATTTTTAATTTTAACCCCAGAATAACTTACTGAAAATGTGTGAGAGTTTAGACCAGTGCCTGCGTCTTGTGCCATTGATCCGTTACTCCAATCATTAACTACAGGATTCATCATTTGATATTCTGTGAATCTTTTTCTGCCCATTTGGAAAATTGATATGCTATTAAAAAATTTATTGTGTTTGGCAACATCTCTGCCCCATCTGCCAGCTTTACTAAAACCGTAACCTTGTCTGCTGTATCCTCCTTCTCCTATGTTTGGATCAACAATATAGTGTTGATAATATGATTTAAACAATGATGTTGCAACGTCTCCCATATCATCGTGTAGTTCTATTCTTACTGGTTGATATGTGATACCTGTTTGTGAATAATTTTTATAGTTGTATTGATTTTTAAGTTCAACGTTGAATTGGTATGCTGGTAAATCAGTGCTTTTTACGATCATGCCTAATTCAATTTTCTCACTGCCACCTAAAGCACTGCCTGATGCAAATCCATTAACATTAAAGTTCACGTGATATAAAAACTGATTTTTTGGTTGTAGCCTGTGTAGATCATCAGTGTACAAACGAGCGGCATGTTGATAATCTTTGAGGATATCGCCACCAACAAGTTGTTTAAGAAAATTAGAACGCCAGTTAGCCATTTGTAATATTTATTGTCATAAAAAAAGCGCCTATTAAGACGCTTCTTTTAAAATTGGGAGGAATTAAACTTAAATACCGCCGCCTGTAACTGCTGTATTAATTGTTCTAGCTACTGCTGAACCGATGCCTGTACCTCTTGGAGTTTGTATTGCATTGTCATATCTAATAGACATTGTAATTTGTACAGGATCTGATGTTGCGTAAGCTAATGTTCCATATTGAACGTTGTCTAAGTAACAACCATATAGTTCATATGTTTCAAGTGTAGTTGGTGTATTAGCACCGTTACCACCATCAAGTATTTCAATTCTTGATGTAAATTTGTAATCACTGCCTGAAGCCGCACTTGATTGTTCAAAGAAATCAAATTGTTTCTGTAGTTGTTCGCCAGTAAGTTTAGTTACTTCGTTGTTAACATCATCTCTAACGTTCAGCGTGATTGGTTCCCATGTGTGTTTACCAGCCATGTATACTCTTGAGTTGTATGCTTCAAGTGTAATTTGATCGAAAGTAATGTTTGGACGACTAACGTCTACTACTTGTTTTGTTATTTCTGATCTAGGAGTAGATACACCAAAGTTTTCCAGAATCACTCTAAAGCGATACTGTAATTTTGGCATCAACAAACCTTGAGAGCCTGATGACTGATCACTCGCTAGTGGGACTGTAAATTTTGATAAAGTTGATACTGCCATTTTATTCTCCTACTATGAATATTTACTATCCATAATTTTTTTGTTGTTTCAAAACCTTTAAAGGCTAAGCCCTTAAATGCCTTGTTGTGCTATCTCTCCTGTATTTTTAAGTCTCACTGGTATAAAGATAAATTCAACTGCCTTAGTAGGTTCAATTGCTATATCAACATACAGTTCGTTTCTATCAATCCTAGCCGCTGTGTTGTTAGTTTCATCACATACAACAGCAAAGTCTGTTAAGGCTCTTTGTGCTGTAAGTTCTAGCATGAATGATTCAACTGCTTGTTTGATTTCATTTCTTGTTAATGAATCATTTGGTTCAAATATGAACGGTCTAGCAATCTTATCAAGATTTAATCTAACAAATGCTACTAGTCTTGCAACATTCACTCTATCAAGTGCAGAAGCTGTAAGTTGTCTTGTTTTTTGTCCAAAACATACTAAGCCTGAACCTGTTACAAATGAAATTGGGTTTATATTAACTGAATACAACGAATCTCTAATGCCTTCTGCAATAGCTTGAGTTTCAAATTCGCCTTCGCTGTTAATGAATCCTACGTTTGATGCGTTGTCAATTGCTCCACGTCTTATACCTGCTGGTGCAAACCATGGAAACGCCACTTGATCGTTAAACGCAATAGTTCTCATCATCATGTGTGATGGTGGAACAGCAATAGACTCACCAGCTAAACTAGTTGAAAGTCCTGATGGATAGTAAACCCCAGTAAATGAATTTGTTGTTAATAAGCCATCTTCGCCATTATCTGCCGCGCCTGCTGTGTTGTTAGCATAGTTTGTGATTGCAGTTGATGTAGGCTCTAATCTAAATGGAGTGTCCCCTAATACAAAAGCAGTTTCTTTTCTATCGCCGTTAAGTTCTTCCAAGTTAGTGATCAACTCTGGATAACCTGGAGCCGCTAACACATTAAATTCACGTTGCTCTTCTCTAAGTTCCGCAGTTGAAGTTACAGTTGATTTCATTGCTTCAACTATTACAGCTCTTTGTGCCTTTCTACCCATGAACGGAGTTCCGTCATTTTTTAAACCTGACTTGGTTACCCAAGCATCAGTTTCAGTTGGTAGTGTAGGATAAGTTGTTGTGCTTGGGAAGTTCGTTCTAGTAAAGTATTTTTTCTTGAACTCCTTAACATTGTAACCTGAACGTCTTAGGTTGAATCCTAACATTCCTTTTGGATATAGTGCTGGATCTGGCTTGTCAATATCAAGATAAGTTGAAGTTAACAAGTCTGTGATCAATGTTTCTTTTTGTATAACATCAAGTGTACCACTTGAGTGATATCTAAAGTCAGCAAATAAAATACCATCCTGCGAAGTTTGGTCAGTGTTATCAATTAACACCCACTCTTGTCCATCGTTTTGTGAAGAATCGTATCTGTAAATTTTTGGATAATTTTCTAAGTCACTAGTGTCTACCCAAAGATCACCATCAACAAGTGCTGTGCCATCATCTTGTAATGTTGGCTCAGTAGCTGAAAGAATTGGACCATCTGGATTTGCTAGGCTTAGGTTGAATCCTCTTGCATCTGAAGTTACATTTTGATAACCAGTCCATGCACTGCCGTCATGTATTAGGATATCAACTTCATCAACCTGAGTTGCATACCAAAGTTGTCCGTCTTTAGGATCTTTAGTTGGTTCTGTTGTGCTTTGGAATGCAGTGAATGAAGTTACACCGGCATCGGGAGCATTTTCAACAGTCTTCCAGCTTGATGCAACAAAGGCAAATGTTCTTGATGCCTCGTCTGCTGTGCTTGAGCCATCGTTTAAGAAAGTGGATGAATAGTCATCTTTGTCACCTGCAGGTGCAACATACAAGTTCTCAATTTTCTCAGTAGTAAGATCTGAGTTACCACCGTATGTGTTTGCTTTTGCAGTGCCAAAACCAATGTCAGCCATTGCTGTACCACTTACATCTGAGAAGTAAATGTTTCCACCACGTGTGTGTCTTAGTTTAATTCTTTTTGAAGTTGAATCATATTCTGCTTCGACGTTTTCAAATCCTGCCGCCGCAATCGCTGTTACAAAATCATCTGCATCTTCGCCACCTATTGAAACAGTTTTTTGGTTCAATAAGTTTGCCGCAGTGTTTGAAGTTGCTCCAGTGTTAAGAACAGTCTCTGCCATTCTTATTGTGTCACCATCGGAGAAACCAGCCGCTGTTTTTGTAGTAATTTTGTTTGAAATAATTTCAGTAAATCCACCTACGCCAACATTTCTTTTGAACACGTTGTAATCAATTAATTCACCAGAGTCTCTAGTAGAATCGTTCCATTCATGTTCTGCTGTATTCACCTGCACAAATAAATCAGTTGTTGCTAAGTTAATACCACCACCTGCTTTATCTAATTGTTGTAATGCTTGCTCCTGTGTTTTGAACATAGGACAATCTTGTGTTTCAAATATACCATTTGTTTCTGAATATTTTTTCACAACAACGTCTGCACCACCGTTTGGTGTAGTAGTTTGGATAAACACCGAACCTGTTGGTTTTGGAGCATCGTCACTTGTTCTAAATCCATGGTCTTCTGTGTGCTGACCAATGAATACATTTGGTGCCGCATATCTGTTT